TAGCGTCTTTAATTTTACCTCTACAAACTTCAGGTGTAGATGATTTAACTGCTTCAACACCCATAATTTTTAGTTTAGGTATATCAAATCTGATACCTTCTTCATCAAATACATTCATCATATATCGTTTTTTAGCAACCCATATACCTTTGTTAGCAATTGCTTCTCGTTTCATAATCATTTTTTGTTGATAAGCATTTACATAGTTAGCAAGATTTTGAAAACTATCGTCAATTACTTTTTGTATTTTTTCTTCAGCAGCCTTGTTTATAAAATCTGTAATCTGTTGTGGCGTTTTATCTTTACAAACCTTTTCTACTAACTTGTCAAGTTTTAAATAGATAGAATCTGTATCAGACGCAACAACATAATTTACATTATCTGTATTTAAAATCTTATTCATAAATCTATTGACATCACGTTCTACCCAACGAATAGATAACTGACCACCTAGTGTTATTGCTTCTGCCTGTTTTACATCAAAGTATCTAAAGTATTGATTACCGATTGCACCATAAGCAGAGTTTAGCGAAATCTTTTTTGCCATCTGTATATTGTGACATCTACTAATCTCATTTTTATAGATAGGATCTTTTGTCTTTTGAAATTCTTTTTTTGCCTCTATAGACTTCTTCTTAAATACAACACGATCACCATACATCTTCTCCATTAACTCAGCAAGAAAACCTTGTTTATCACGTCTAAACATAGCGCCGTTTGGTGCAATAGTTACGTTACGATCTTTTGCCCATTTAAGATTTAGTTTTTCATCTAAAAAGTTTTCTACGCCTACTGCTTTAGGTTCTACACCTAAAAACGTTTCAGGACTAATATTGTATTGCATAATTAAATGCGGATATAGTGAGTTCAAATCAAACGAAACAATCCAGTTATGTAATCCTAATTGTGGATCTTTTACATATGCACCTTCGTATTGTGAATCTTTTATCTGATCTTCTCTTGGTGGTATGATAATATCTTTTGTAAGTAAGTGATTATAGATTAATGTATCCCAACATCTTACTTGTGAATAAACATCTGTATAATTAACTTTGTAATCGTATGCCATAGTTAAGCATAACTCAATCAGTTTCATCTTGTCTTCTAATCTATCAACAAGTTCTACGTCTTGTATATTATACTCTACAAATCTTTGATAGTCTTTTGTATAGAAATCTTTAAACGTTTCATATGGATTATCTAATTTAGATTCACCTAGTTCTACCTTTGCAATGTAATTTAGTTTATAAGACTCTTGCCTTACATAAGTAAATTTTTTATACAGATCAAAATAATCTAGTACAGATACGCCTAGCATATTCCAGTATTGTTGATTCTTTTGACCAAGTTGTATTCTATCTGCATTGACATAATTCCATGGCGACATTTTATTAATCGTATCATTATCAAACATAAATCTCATACGATTCATAAGATAAGGTATGTCAAAGAATTTTACATTCCAACCAGTAACAATATCAGGATGATTTTTACACCAGAATTTTAGAAACTCTAATAGTAAGTGTTTTTCATTTTGACATTTTACATATGTTACATTTGCTTTTTTAGAAATAAAATCACCTGTACCCCATGTTAATATCTGTTTGTTACTATGATTTTTTACAGTAATACAAATAATCTTTTCTTTTGCAGTATCAGGATCAGGAAAACCATCTTCACAAGTAGTTTCAATATCAAGTGTGAATATTTTTATGTAATCTTTATTCCATCTCATCTCGCCTTTGTATTCGTCAGCGATGAATTGATAGTTGTATCTATTCATACCATAAATTTTATATTCAGGTATGCCGTTATACTCTTGGTAGAAATGTTTTGCTTTTGATATAGTATCAAATCGTTTTGATTTTAAATTTATGCCGTCTAGTGTTTTGAATTTTGATTGTTCTTTTGTAGGAAGATATAGTGTAGGACTATAATTGATACGACTCAAATAAGATTGCCCATTATTGACACCTCTTATAAGAAGCTTACCTTTATGCTCTACAACGTTTGTGTAAAAACTACTCGCCAAATTCATATTCTATTATAACATTAAAAGACAAAAATGTCAATTACGTGATGATTTTATTTTTAGGTGTAACTATCTGACCTGTATTTTGTTGATATGCACCAATCATATTATCATCTGGTGTTGTTTCAGTAATTATATTTGCTTCTTTAATGTGTATAACTTCGTCTTTTGTGTATGGTATGTAAGGATGAAATCCTATTTGCATAGGTTTGCCAGGTTGTCCTTGCATTGGTATCAGTACAAAAGGTTTCTTTATTGCTAAAGAACCAGCAATGTCTGATTCTTGTGGCGTACCAATCACGTCCTCACCAGAAGTGAGTCTGTATAATCTAATCATAATATACTCCTATTCAGTTTTAGTTTCTTCAGTTGATTGTTTTTTTCCGATATTATATTTTGCTTGCAAATTCCATTCGTTCTTCTCTTTGAAAGCAATAATTTTTATTTGTGATAAAGGTGCTTTGTTTTCAGCAGCCTCTGGTTTAACTATAGACAATAAGTTCCAGTCTTGTAATAAAACTGATATTGTGTTACGTCTTTGTACATCATTCTCTACTAATGTAGCCTTCTTACCATCTAAAGCAAAAAGTTCTTTGAAATGTACTATGTAATATTTACCTTGTTTGTGTAGTATGTGGCAACTTTGAAATAAAGTTTTATCTTTACGACTTGCAACACCTATTCTGGATAAAGTTTCCCTTATCTTTAAAAAGTCATCTGGCTGTTTAAGTGTAACCTCTAACATCTGCTCAGGTGACCAGTTAAAATTTTCTTCACTCATCTTTTTCTCCCACCCTTATCAAGTTTTTCTTTGATAAGATTCAATTGTTTTTTATCTAGTATGTCAAGGGCTACTTTTGCTTTTGCGTTGCTATAACCATAATATTCTTTTACATACTCTAAATTTTTGGACTTAGCAGTGGTTACCCACTTCCCACCAAATCGTTTCTTTTTTCTAATACTATTTAGTAGAAAGTGAAACTGAAGGCGTTTAGTGAGGCTGTGATGAATATTCATCTCGTTTGCCATCATTATGCAATCTACGTGTTGCGATAGGCAACGATTAATTATGTACGGTGGATATTTCTTTTCCCAAGTGAGATCATCTCCGTCTAGCAAATTAACTTTTGACCAGTTAATACTATTAAGATAATCAGATAATTTATACTCTATCATTATTAATGCTTTTCATGTTTTCTGTGACCTTTATGAGAGCCCATGTAGTAATCGCCAGGTTCATAATCCCAAACTTTACCGTGATGTCCTCTAATATCAGCCCAAAACATTCTTGCTCTAACTATAAGTCTTCGCCAAAGTGTTCTTCTTGCCATATTCTCCTCATTTAAATTTACATTCTGCCATGATCTGTGTCAGGCACGCAACCATATTTATCTCGTGGTCAGCCACAAAGGCAGATTTATATTGGTAATCGGCGATTGTTAGTACGGCTGCAGGGATAGATTGTGGTTGAAGATGTTTATAGAGAATATCATAGATACCAGAGAATAGAGAAGAAGGATCTTTGTCTAGGTTCTGAACAACCCATTTACGCATATCACTAAATCTTTTTTCTTTTAGTAACTTAACTAACTCTTTATTGTTGATTTCAGATAATGAAACTAATATACCACTATCTATCTTACCTCTTACAGAATATCTTTGTAATTCGTTGATAGTTCTTCTAAAGTCTGGATAGTGTCTTTGTATTAGTTCAGCAAGTACTTTATTGTCGTATTCTATGTTTTCTTCTTTAAGTACTTCACCTAGTCTTTTTAAAAATGCAGTAGCAGTTTTTACTTTCTGACCATTTGTAATACGAAAATCAATAACGGTACAACGACTATGTAATGCTGGGATTATCTTATTCTTAAAGTTACAAGTAAATATAAATCTACAATTCTTATAAAACGTTTCAATAAAGTTTCTTAATGCAGGTTGAACACTATCAGCATTCATATAATCTGCTTCATCAACTATAACGACTTTATGATTAGAACCACCATCTAATGAAACACTAGACGCAAAGTTCTTAATTGTAGTTCTTAAAGTATCTATGTGACGGCCTTCGTCTGAACCATTGATGATTATATAATCAGCACCTAGTTCTTCGCACAAGGCACGAGCAACCGTTGTCTTACCCGTACCTGCTGTGCCTGAAAGGAGAAGATTTGGTATTTCTTTTTGTGTAAGAAATTTAGAAAATGTATTTTTTAAATCTTCAGTTAAGATACAATCTGATATTTTTTTAGGACGATATTTTTCAACCCATAGGAAATCTGACATTTAGACCTCCTTAAAATGTTGAGTCTGCTTCTAAAGCAATCCAATATTGTACTTTAACCTTTTTGTTTATGAAGTGAGCAATCTTTGCCTTTGATAATGCAACATCATAATCACCAGGAATAATTTTCATATTCTCGGCCTTGATATATGCAGTAAATTCTAAATCAGTTTCGCCAACTACTACACTTGACTCGTTTGAGTTAGAGTTCTTTTTATCTAATGCAACAAGTTTTATCTTGCCATTCTCACCTTTGAAAGCAATATCTGGCAA